GCATGTGCCGGTATCGCCCGGCCGCATGTTGGCTGAGAATCCAATCGGGTCATGGATCGTGACCTGATTCGTCGTAAACGTCGCACCGGAAATGTCCTTAACTTCCGCCTGGAATTGTCCGTAAGCCCCGATATCGTCACGTTCTTCGGAAACCGTAAACGTGTAAATACGCTGCGAGTCTTGTAGGTCGAGAACGCTATGCGCCTCGGGATCCGCGAAGCTCTCTAGTTGGCGAAACTCACCCGAGTACAGGTTAGTTAGTTGCGTTGGGTTGACTGGATCAATCATCGCATACGGACCACTGCCGCCAACAGGCACCGTTGCATATCGGCCGGTTCGCACCGGGTCCATCCCTGAGGGGGGTAGATCCCGCCGCATGACGTGCAGCCTATCGAAAGCGGTGGGCCAAACCGGATCTTCCAAATCAAACGTCGGTTTGGCAAACGCCAAATTCATCACCGCTGGATCGCTAGTGTTGCGCGTCGGGTCGCTTAACCGTCCAAGTTTCTGGAGTATCTCGGTGACCGGATTTTCGTCGTCTGGGTTAATACCGAGCGGGTTGACCTGCGCAGTGGTTATCCCTGGCGGCGGACCAATCTCACCGCGTTGCCACGCATTCGCCATGTCAATCAAAACGCCCCACAGGGTAGCGTTTGTGATGTACGGGATCGCAGGATCCCCTTTATTCGGCTTAGGAGGGATATCCACTAGATGTACAACTCATTAGAGAAATTGATTTCGTCGTAGATTCGCTGAATCGACATGCGTCTAGCGGATGGTAGCTTGAATTGAAAACCTTGAATATCTCGACTACCATCCACAAACAAAGTATCCAAATAATGCCAACCCTTTTTATCGAAGGCGAATTGATCCGCTCCCCCCGCTAAACCCGGTGGTAAATTCTCGTTTAACTCTGCGGCAGTAATAGTAGGCGAATAAGCAAAAGTATAAGTAAAACTCCACGCTTCAGTGTTTTGCTGCGTCGATGAATCTTGTCCGCCTTCCTGCGAACACTCAAAGTTGATGAACTTCAGCGAACCCGCGTCCCAACCTTTCCAGTTGTCTGAGTTGACCACCTGTTTACCAGCGTACCCGGCCATATCCTGCAAGACACTAAAACTGGGACCGATCAAAAACGTATCTTCAAAGCGTTTCTCAACGACAATTTCAACGCCGCCGATAGGCACCGTTATCCCTTTCGCGGTGAACATTCCGCCAGCAGTGTCAGACGAATTGTCCAGTTGCAGGTTTAACAACCTCGAAACATCGTATCGTTCCCATTTCCACATCGGTTCGTTAAATTCGACTACGTCTATTAGCTCTTTGCTGAACGTCATGAGCTTCGATTCGCCAGCAGAACTGCGGATCGATAATCGGAAAGTTGCTTTAGATCCCGTACTGCCGTCTTGCGGAGTCATCGGTTTCTGTTTCGCCTTTTGAGGCGGAACATACTCAACCACTGCATCCCATATTTGCTCGGTGACGCTGGGATTGTCAGTATCCGCAATTCGAGATCTCACCGTGATCTTGTTTTGCAGCATGCCGTTAAACGTAGAAGGTGCGTTGTTGGAGAGCCAATCCACAACCTCCGTACGAGTGTCGGTATTGTTGTCACTGTGAACGAAGTAGTTCAGCACTGCTGAATCGTCGGGGCCGCGAGCGGTCGTCAGTTCACCTTCGTCCCATTTGATATGTCCTTGAAGAGCCATTACTGCATCACCAATTCTGTGGGTGGTCGGCTTGTTAGAATCGTGTTCGTTCTCTTTTGCTCAGATAACTGTTCTTGAGCGATTTGGTTGCCTCGCTCTTGCGCACTTATCTGCGGACGAAACAGTCCCGTATTGAGTGCAAAGCTCGCACCAAAACCGCCGACGGAGTCTGCCGCTCCAGGGAACCGGCCGCCGCCGCTGCCACTGCCGCCGCTGCCGCCGGGGCCGCCGCCCTCGTCGGGAGTCTGCGTACCGAGGTTCATCAACGCTTCTAGTTGGCCTAATCGCCGCTCCAAGAAAGCAATTTCTCCCGGTTGACCGGTCTGAAGTGCATCAAACAATCCCCCGGCTGCCCCTTCCCCGAGTCCTCGCATCAACCCTACCCAAGCTCCGATGGGGCCGCCTTGCGTAAGACCTTTCAGCACTTCGTTTTGGACTCGGGCGGCAAGTTTCATCGCGCCCATCATGCCTTCGAACAGGGCTTTTTTGATGATGGTTTTAATACTGTCGCCCAATTTGATAAACGCGATTCTGCCAGCAATAGTGATCGCTTCAAAAGTGCGATCCCAATCGCCTTTACTGCCAAAATAAACCGCCAGCGTTGTAGCTCGGCCGAACACCTCGAGTATCTCGCCCATTGTGCCCGCTATCCCCGCTATCGCGCTTTTGAAATTAATTGCGGAAATTGCCGCCAATACAAAAGGGGCAGCCAAAGCACTCACCACCATCGCAATCCCGGCAAGGGCACCGACTATCGGTAGCACTGCCACAGTTGCCGCTCCTACCCCAGCAGTGATGATCGCTGATACAACAGCCATTGCGGAAGTGATTAGCGAAGTGGTTGCCAAGAATAAGATTCCAAAACCAACCAACGCAAAACCAAAACCAGTTAACAATACTCCCGCCGCGCCTAAAGCGACCATCGAACCAAGAACTTTTTTGCCGACATCTTTTATTTGGGTCAGAGCGGCAAGAGCTTTTGACACTACTTTGGCAACAGTGATTCCGAATTGTTCTAACTCCTCGCCGACTTGTTTTTGGAACGTCTTAAACGCCGCTAATGCGGCTTTCGTCATCGCCTGGAAACCGAACCGCTCCCGAAAGGCCGCACCGGTTCGTCCTTTCTCCTGCATCTGCTTTTGGAGCAATTCAATTCGCAACATCATCTGAGCCGCGTTGCTCAGTTGAGAAAAAACTAATCCCTGCGTTTCGGCATATTCTTCCAGATCCTTCTGCATTACGTTAATGCCGAATCTTTTTAATTCTTGAGCCTCGCCGCCCAACGCTTGAATGATTTTTAAGATGCCTTCTTCATCAGACATGCCTTTGCCGAACGAAGCGAAATCAATCCCCAATGCATACAGCGACTTTGCAAGCTCATCAATCTCTTCCGCTGACTTTCCCGCTTTGTCAAGGCCGCTAATAACGCCGCGAAGTTGCAACAACCCTTCAATGACATCGGTTACGTTACGCCGCATACGTCGCGCGTAGTCTTCCGCAAAAGCCAACGCGCCTTGAGTTCCCTCCCCCCAAGACTCTTCCAAAGATGCTACGACTTGCCGGTGCCGATCAGCTTCGGAAATAGACGTGGCGATAAACGCACCAATGCCTAACGAGGCGACAGTGAATCGGCGGCCCATACGCATCATCGCGTTCCCGACATGGATAGCGGCCTGACCCATTGCTTGTCCAAACGAGTTGACTTGCGTTTGGGCAACTCGCATTTTGCGAGCAAACGCCTTAAATTTGTCGCCAGTTGACTGGACGTTCTGCGATAACTTCCGCATGCCCGCACCAGTCGCGTTAACGGATACCGTTAATGGTGCCGCTCCCTGCGCCGTTTGCCTGAACGCATCCTGCAATCGATCTAAAGCATCGATGATGTTATCGACTCTGTTGGTAACTTTATCGACTAAAACCGCTTCGTAAGCGGCACCCGCTCTAACTGCTCCACCCGCTCCACCGCTCATTAGTAAATTCTCCTACCTCGCCACCCGCCGAGGCGAGCAATTTTCTTTAGTGAATTGGGGGCTTTCCTGGCAGCCGATTCCCTCGCTTCTTTTGCCGCTGGCCGCATGTACGGTCGAGCCGGATAGCGTACCAACTCTCCTTTGCGTTGGTTGCGATATCGCTGCCGAATGCCGCGATCCTTATACGTCGCTCGCCGCCGATTATATTGCAGTCGAACCGTGCCGCCGTACTCATGCAGTGATGGGATCGGAGTTGACCGCATCGGGCCATTGACATTGTAAACCGGCCCAACCCGCCAAGCGTAAATATCGGCATTTCTGCGTGAGGGGGTTGGGATTTTTGGAGATCCCGTTATCGCACCGAACACAATGGTTCGCAAATTAAACTGCGCTTGGGAATCATGGTAGAACGGAGGCTGCCCAGGGCGAGAGTAAAGCCCTTTTCGCCAATAGCCTTGGCTCGATGACTTGCCCCTGGCAGCCATTCGCTGCTGACGGCGATTGTAAACCGTCGTCGAGTACATCCGGTAATTGCCGTATCGGCTTTTCGGCTTTTTTGGAGCCTTTTTCATGATGCTTCTCGCACGGCGGCGAGTGAATGCCGCCTCGCGTTCAGGCAACTTCTTCGCATCACGTTGAAACGACCGCAAAATCCCTTTATACGGTCGATCGAATTTTAACTTTTTGAACTTTAGCGTTTTGGGCATAGTCCTGCTACGCTTTGCAATGCGCGAAACCCTTCTGCACTGTTCAGCGATATCCCTTGCGAGGTTTTAGATCCCGTTTCCATCGGATTGATTTCGTCAGGAGTTGTTTGTCGCCCTCTCTTTTCAGTTCGATTGACTGCGATCAAATACGCTGCGATTGCGGATGTATGCTGCCAGTCTTGCCTCATTCGCTCTGCCCACATCTGATACGCTTCAGCGGCAGTGTAGTCGTCGAGGGGAAAACCGAGACACTGAGTTGCGGTCAGGACGAAGGTCCAGAAACTCCCTGAGTTAGATTTGCTTCCTGAATTTTGGCTGCCCTTTCTACTAGGTCGATATTCCCAGACTGGAGGCCCTCCATCTCGGTAGCGAGGATCGTCCAGAATTTGGAAAAAGATTTCATCTGTTCGGTTACCTCCTCTCGCAATGCTGCGATCTCTTCGGGGCCGAGCAATTCATCCAACCCATCTTCGTCGATCTTTGCGCCGGTGAACTGATCCTCATACAAAGCGTAGCAAGCAGTTGCTACGCATGTCGGGTCCACGGCAAAGTCAAGCATGGGACCGGTATCTTGACTCGTAAAGTCGATACCCGTTAGTTCTTTCAGCCTCTTGAGATGCTTAATCGTTATCCGCGTTTTCAGCTTGAGTTTCCCCAACTGAACCACTTGGCTCTTCGCTTTGTCTTTGCTCATCGATTCCTACTGCGTTTTGGAGTGCCGTAAACACGTCCGCCAACTTAACCATCGCTACACTCCCATACGCTACTCCGGCGACTAACCCCGATGGGCGAACCTCATTCAGGGGTTTGGAGTAGTGGAAGTCAATCCCTAAGAATTCAGCGTGTTCCCGCAAAATCGCAACCCGTTGAGGAGGATTGGTAGCTCGCAAAAGGCGATTAATCGTTTCCCGCATCGAATCGATTTGATACTGGAACATGCGTACTCTCAAATGACTAAGGATTAGTGATGGTCAACCATTGCGGACCATTTCCTGCATCATCTTCGCGCGCAGTAAACGTCACGTCAACCATCATCGCTTCTTCGAGTTGGCGACCGATGGAGAAGTTAGTCACCCCAAAACCGCCGATCAAACCATTAACTGTCGTACTGGCTGCGGCGGGATCGTCGTCAAAGAATCCCATCAAAATCCGTGATTTGTCCAAAAACGCATCTCTGATGTTTGCGAATTCAGCCTGAGCTACATCGGAACCCGCTTGGTAGATCATCTGGGTATCGACTGACGCTTCGGAAAGCGTACCTACTTGCAATCGCCACCCGTTCGCTGCTCGGTTAGTTACGTCACTGAGAGCGGTTTCCATATTCAGGGTTTCATCTTTGACGTTAACCAAAGTAACCCAAACCGGGGCCGCAGTTGTGCCGGTATTCTCGGCAGTTACCGCGTTTAGCCCGAGTACGATTCCGTCTGCCATTACCTCACCTCAACATTGCCGTAGTGAATTGCCGCTTGAGTGACCAACCGACGATTATTGTGAAACATATTGTTGTCATATCGCTCATCAATATCGATCGAAAGAGGGACATGTCGGTCAAACAACTTCACTTCCCGAAGTTGTTTGATCGTCGAATCCCAGCTGTCCAACCAATCGTCAACCCATACGCTTTCATCGATCAAACCAACTGCGCTGACTAAGGTCACCGTCAACTGGATAGACTCTCGCCAGATTGCTCGACCTTCCCGCAGTTGCTCGTACAACGTCGGCGAAATCTTGCAATAAGGCTCGGATTCAGATAGACGGTCTAGTTCCAGAAAAGCGTCATAAGTGAATTCGACATTTGTAATCCTGCCGGAATACAACGCCGATAATCGCTTTGCTAGTTCTCGACCGTAATCAGCATCCCGAGGCATCTATTCGATCCGATTTTGTATGGATCCGCCAAGCGATCCCGTAAGAATCAGAGGGCTGATAATGCCCTGTCGAAAAGTCTTCGCCGTTAACGACGAAGACGGTACTATACTCCCCGACCTGCATGACAATTTCGTCGCCACGCAGCGGTCGGGCCGAGCCGGAAGTCATTCCGGCAGTTAACTTCGCTATTGCGATTGTGAAGTCTTGGATCTGACCTCGTAAGAGAACACCTCGCTGATCATATACGTCGGTCGGATTACGACCGGGCACTGCGGCGACGGTAAACGAGAACACTCCAGTTCGACGGTAGGTGACGTTAACGCCACCATAATTTTCCATCAACTGTTGGAGTTTCTCTGCTCCCATACTGAGGTAGTTCGTCATACTTCATCAATCAACAAAAAGCAGAACCTGAACTTTGTCAGTCGTTCCGGCTCCACCGGGGTTCACGCAAACGCCGCAATCGAAATCCCCACCAGCGGCGGCGACTGCATCGTCATCAGTCGCGTCATAGCCGACGGTAGCTCCGTAAGCGAACGCAACGCCGCTGTTGTCCAGTTCGACAATGCAACGAATTGAGATGCTTCCCAACTCGCCAATCGCCCAATTGGTTCCATCTGGTTTCGGATCAACAATACCAACGGTATTGCCAATCTGAACCAACGCACCGGCAGCAGTCTCCGCTGCCAATTGGATGTTCACATGACGTGAATCTTGCAAGTACTTTGCCACGGTTATTACCTCTTAAAAACACTTTGTGGTTTGGTGAAATCTAAAGCCTCGTTGTCGAGGCTTTAGCCGAAGTGGAGTTGCTTACGCTGCGCCTTTGCACTTGACGATCGCTCGCGGATCTTGCAATGCGACACCGAAGTCAAACACGCCTCGCATCTGCATGCCGAGCGTATTGAACTGAGTCTCCGACGAATTGATCGTCGGGGTTTGCTGACCGTCGAGGAACGCGATCTGAATCGCACTAACGTCGGTTGATGGACGAGCCAACAGATACCACTGCGTGGAACTTGGCGATGCCCCAAGTCGATGCAGGTAGCTCGACTTAACAGGCTCAAACATACCTTCCCACTGGTTGTTGATCGTTTCCGTACGATCCGCTGCGGTGAACCGATACTGAGTATCGGAGTACAGTTTGCGAGCCGCGATGATGTCCGCGTTGGTGCAGAGCAACAGACCTGGATCGATCATCAAGGGCTTGCCGTCAGCATCGACCTGATTCAGGAACAACTCATAGGCAGGTTCCAAAGCGTCGAACCCCAAAGCAGTGGCCGCACCTTCCAAGTAGTTGGGCTCTTGGTTACCCCGAGCGGCACCGTGGAAGAACTCAGTGGTTCCCGCACCGGCACTGGTCGAAGCATCCACCAAGGTGGTGATGACCGACTGCTCCAACGCATGACGCCCCATGCGGCCGATCATACGGGGGATTTGGAGGAACGCATCCAAGTCGTCGTTTCGCATCATCTGCCGCGTCAGCGACATGATTTTGCCGTACGTCTTGACTTGGTTCTCGTACTCCTCTTCGACCAGGGAACCGTGTTGCAGTTCGCCCGCTGCCGAAACTTCAGAGAGAACACCGCTCTCAGTCATTCGATACCGATTGAACTTTTTGAAGTCCCGAGTCGAAGTGGTCGATGCGATTTGAGTCGCAACGCCACCATTGTCTGCTTCCGCGTACGCGGCGAGCATTGCTTTATTTGCCAAGCGACTCAAGATGCCCGGCAGCACCACCGTGCTGAATCCCGAAGACGCTTGGATCATCCCGTTGTCACGCTCAGAGGCTCGCATGGCACAACGAATCGCGTCGTCATCGACCTCATCGGCGTGATGACCTTCCTGGCGGCAAATCGCCATGATCACGCTTTTCAGGCCTTTGCTGTTTTTGCGAGATCGCTCGACTGCCGACTCGGCTTGATCAGCAGAGGCACCCGCTTCAACGAGGTTGCCGTGAATCTGCTCATCGCTCAAACCGCCGTTGCGACAAACGGCAGCCTCAAGTTCCAACCCGAAATTATCGCCCACGCTTCGACTCCCCGAATGAACATTGCTGGTACTTCCACGTCCGCGACTTGCCAACAGCAATTCGAGATGAGCTTTTTCTTCGCTGATTTCGCCGCCTTCCAGTTGAGCGCGAAGCGAATCGATCGACTCTTTCGACACCGAAGCGTCCGAGTAGTTTGCGAACAGGCGATCGATACGACGATCACGCTGCGATTGCTGCTGGGCCGCTTCAACGGCCGCTTTAGTGGCGGACGCGACAACGGAGTCCATATCGACGGCGGAACTCGCAGGAGCAGGCTCCGGTGCCTCGGAAGGCAGCGCGTTGTACGCCGCTTCCAGACTCTTCTTTTGGTCTACGGACAAATCGTCGGAGTTGATCCCCGAATCTTCAAGCCACTTTTCGAATTTGGTCATGGGGGAAACTCCCGATGATTGCGCCGCAGCGATCGAGGCAGACGCTCTGCCTTCATCCGCACCGACTGCGACAAAACTAGTTTCTTTCCAGAGGAAAGCATTAACGACATGAATTGGGCCAGCGAAAGACTTTCCGTTGACCCGCACTCGATCACCAGCGGCGATCGTTTGCACGTTTTTGCGAACATCAGGTACGCGACCTCCGACAGACGCCTGCCAGAGGAAACCCTCTTTGCTCGCCGCGATAATGTTATCGCGTTCTTCGCCAGCGATCGACAGTTTGCCCCTGTGGGTTAACTGCTTCTCGCCGACTTCCGGTTGCCCATGACCAACCACTCTTTGCTGTTGGTGATCGCGGAGAAACGGAATTTGTTCGTCACTCATTGCCCGAACACCCGAAAGGTTGATCACCACCGGGTTCGGGTAGTTAGGTAGGGACAACGTGCCGCCGGTATACGCGGTCACGTTTACTTCGGGCGAATTCTCTCCCGCTGCCTCGATGGTCACTTCCGAAGCAGCGAAGATCAAATCACTCGCTGGTCGCTGTTTCGGTTTCTGTTTCATTTTCTTCGTTCTCGTCGATGCCATATTCGCCATCCTCTGTAGGTTCTTCTGATTCTTCTGCGGTTGTGCCGGGAGCCAACATGTTACCGTTGGTGAATACGCTCGCCATAACTGCCTGACGGTATTCCTCAAGCGTCACGCCGAAACCAGCTGCGGCTTTTGCATCTTCAACTTCGATGTCGAGTCCCTGCAATGCGTACTCGCGAGCCCGCTGCGTAGATCCGTTTTGCAATCGAACTTTTTGAGCATTGGCCGCATCTTTTGCATCTGCATCCCGCATTCCATCCCAGTACCAAGAATGCTCCACGCGGTTTGCCATCCCGCGTTTGCCGTACCGATCGAAATCGGCCAGGACCACATTCGCCGCGCTTTTTGGAATCGAGCCGGTCAATGACGCTTCTACTAGCCACTCCGCAAAGATTCGATCTAGAACGCGATGCGAAAGATAGCTCTGTTCGGTTTTGATTTTTCTCTCATACCCGAGCCAATCAAATCGAGCAGACGAATAATTAGATTCGCCACTGTCGCCGGTAGCGATGTTGCAAGGTATGCACAACGTACGACCGATCTCGCTGATCAACTCCCGTTTGAACATCTTGTAAGTAGTCGTCGGATGCTCGGCGGAAAACTGCCGTAACTTCCACATGTTTGGAAGTACGGTTGCACTGTTGCGATCAACCGGAATCGTATCGAGATACTTGTCGAAAGAAGTTGCTGCGTACTGCTCTTCCAACTCTTCGGGCAGCGGAGCATCGGTTTCAATTACCTGAGACACCGACGCTGCCGTTTCTGCGGCGGAAACAGTTGCCAGGGTAAACCGTCGCAAAAACGCGAAGAGTGGCAACGCCGGTGCAAACTCAGCAACACCTCTGTGCTGCCCTGGACGAGTCGGAGTAAACGCATGGATGATTTGGTCATAACCGTATGTGTCATGCGCATACAGGTCTACCGAATTCCAATAGTTAGCACCGGGATGATGTTGCAGGATGTCGTATGCATAGGGGTTGCCGAAGCGGTCTAAGTGAACCCCATCAACATAGTTTTCACTGATCTGCAATTCGAATTGCGGTGAGCGTAACTGATCGCACTCAATGAGTTGAATGTCAAGTTGAACCGCGTCCTCGACGGTCAGGTTGTTGACGAAGCGGATTACCACTTCACCATCTACCAGTTTAGCTGATCGAATGGTTTGCAGTTTCTCGCAAAGGCCAACAGCCAATGACCACCGATACCATGCTTTTTCAATTTCTTGATTTGTTGAAAACCGAAATTGTTGCATCTGCAATCGCGGACCCGTGCCGACCGTATCGGTGACGACCGTATCGACCATGCCTCGTCCGTACGAGTTGTTCTCTATCAACTCGTATCTTGATTGACTTCGCAACCGGATACGAACTTCGGGAACCAGCGAAGCATCTGCCGAAAGGTTATCGGCCCATGCCCAATGTCTAGCATTCTCGGGGGTACGCGAAACCGAATCGTAACTACCTCGCAAGATCGACCGCATAGATAACGCTACGTCATCCATGCGCTCGGGCGATACGTTGCGAGGTGGTTGCGGTTGCGGGGGCGGATTCAGGAATGCCTGAATCCGTTTACGAAGCTCGACCATCGTGAGTTGCCAATCTATGGTTCGAGATAGTGAGAAGGGCATGACGAACCGAAGCTCGGTCCTTCATGCGGTTTCGTTTGCGGTCATATTCCATCGCGGCGATGACATCATGCACCGAGTGCATGCTCACCCGTCCCTGGTCCCCCTCGACCGTTCTGGGGCCAATCGCCAGTAATGCGTCCGCAATCGATTGATTTGTTAAGTCTGCCATACCTTTTCAGTACCAAAATTAGCTACGTTTGCAAACCGAAAACGCATATCTGCGCATATTTGCTGGTTTTTGTCAAAAAAAGTGCCGAAATAGCTTTTATCGGCGGTTGACGGCAAGTTTTGCATGTCATAAACTGGTCTGTAGTTAAGGAGACTTAACTGAAACAATCCAATACGGGGATGTGGTGAAATTGGCATCACATCGCAGTCCGGCAAGCAAGTTTGATCACCTGCGATCCTACACCAGACGCCAGTCGCGAATGGTTGAAGGTGCGTGAGCTTGATCTCTCACGGCACGGGTCAGGCCGGATCCAACTGTGAAGTTCTTGGTTCGAATCCAAGCATCCCTAGCATACACCGTAGGTCGCAG